CTACGGTTAGATCATAAACAACTCCAGGCACCACTGTATATGCAGTATCATGTACAACACCACCCGCACCGCCACCACCTGCATAATATTTCCCACCACCACCGCCACCACCCGCAACTACCAGAAGTTCAACGGAGGTTACTCCAGTAGGACAAGTCCATGTATCGCTTCCAGTGCTTGTAAAAGCATCTATGACAGGAGCGTTTCCGCTGCTATCCTCAAAACTATTCGCCAGTTCCGTAGCTGCGTACTTCTGGTAGAAGCCATTGGTTCCGTAGCTTCCGTCGTACTCTATAGGCTTCCACTGGTTGGTCGTGGAATCGGTTTCGCCGAAGGATGATGGGGTTAGGGCTGTGCCGTCTATGAAATGAAATTCTGCAAGATACCCATCCCAGTAATGACCATTTCCTCCGCTATTAGAACCAACCTTATGCGCGGTGGCGGCATTTATTAACAAGTCTGCATTTAGAGAAGGATAGGTGGTAGAACTGAGATAACTTACCTGATCCTCACCATTTATATATATGACTACGCGGTCAGCGGCTACAGATTCAGTAGTATCTACCTTTGCCATCAGGTGATACCAACTTCCTGGGTCTCTCTGCACGGCACTCGTTTGCACTAAAGTGGTCCAACTACTGCTTGCTATGTTTCCAAACCATAATTTGTTGCTATTTATCCCAAATGAAGCGAAATTATTTGAATCAGTAAACGTACCAAAAATCTCAGGACCACTTTGTTCAGTAGTGAGTTTGGCCCAAACACTTATAGTGAATGTCTTGCGATTACCCGCTGAAGGAGTTCTACTTAAATAAGCAGAATCACCATTATCGAACCGCAACGACTGGTCTATCGTATAGTCTTCTGCTGCGCTCGGTATCGCTGATCCAGGAAAGATTGCCATTACGCATATATCGCTGAGTTGGTCAGCCAGACATCAGTACCATCGCTGAAGTAACTCAGCAAGTAAGTTCCTGCTGTTGAGACTGTGGTTGCTATGTTGGCATCGCCTTTGGTGTTGGTGTGGAGCGAGATTGTTTCGCCGCCCGAATTGATTAGCTTGATGAAGCCACTCTGGCCATCCGTTATGTTGGTGAACGTGATGGTCGTTGCTCCTGAAGGAGTCGTAATAAAGTTCTGGCCAAGGTCCATGTCGTATGAGCCATCATTGTCTGTAACCGCTGTGGCTCGCTGTGAACCCGTCCAGGAGTTGTCAATAGAACTGACATCTGACAATAATTCAGTTGCGCTTCTGCCTTCTACAGAGGTTCCGTCTATTTTTAGGAAATCATTATCGGCAACACCGGAAGCAAACTGAGCCACATCGTACTGCGAAATACCCTGCGCTACTGATAGTTCAGTGCTTTGTATTTCCAGGCCACCATTGGCTAAAAGATCAGTGCTGAACTCCGTACCAGATAGATCAAGGCCATCTCCTGCTGTGTAAGTAGTATCGGATTCCGCTGCCCAAATCGGGTCTGCTCCAGTACCCTGAGTCTTCAGGAAGTAACCAGAGGTGCCAAACCCTAACCTTGCGGGTGCGCCTGATGCGCCATAGTAAAGAACATCGCCTTGCGTTCCGTCTTCTAGTTTAGCAAGTGTTATCGAATTATCTGGTACTGATACCGCAGCCCAGTCTACGCCGTTAGTTGCGGTTGAGTCGGCTGTGAGGACGAGATCATTTGCGCCAACCGGGAGTCTGGTCTCTGAGTCTACGGTGTTGTAGACAAGGAGGTCGCCTTTGGTGGTTAGTTTATCTGTACCTGTAATGGATACCATCTGCCATTCTGAAGAGGCAGAGGAGTATTTCATGTACTGGTCATCGGTGGGAGCGGTAGAGCTGACGGCTGTGCCTTGTATCTTGGCTACTGTGACGGCTCCTGCGTTGGTCATGGTAGCGTCACCGGAGAGAGAGGCTGTTGTGAAGCCTGTGCCGTCGCCTATGAGTAGTTCTGTTGTTGCTAATGCTACGTCGGATGGTACTCCAGAGGAGTTGGCATTCCTGACTTTAATGGTGTTTGCCGCCATGTCGGCCAGTTTAGCATTGGTGATGTTGCCGTCCAATACTTTAGCTGTGACTACCTTGTCAGCTCCTATGCTTGTAACACCTGCGTTGGTGATTGTGATGTCGCCGCTGATTGCTACAGGACTGTACTCTGTGCCGTCTGCAACAAGCATATACGCATCGGTGTTGGTCGCCATCTTGATATCATCGCCTGATATCGTTATGTCTGTGCCGACTACCAGAGTTCCAGTGGTTGTAACGTCTGTGAAGTCACCGGCAGCAGGCGTGGCACCGCCTATCGCGGCCCCGTCTATCGTACCTGCATTGATGTCTACTGAGTTGGATGTCTCAGGATCAATGGCTAGGGTTACCCAGGCATCATTGGCCTGATTCCTTATCTTCAGGACGTTGTTCGTGGTGTCTAGCCATAGGAGGCCCATTGCTCTGGCCGCATGACCGGAAGCACTGGTGTCTACAGTAGGTGCAGACGATTTAGCTATCAGCACCTGTACGACTTGATCCGGCCCGACACTATCCGTACCTACTGGAAAGTTCTGCTTCAGAATCTTTTTGATTAGTTGCAGATGGTCATCGCCTTCACTGACATTATCTGAAGAAAGCGGGTTCGTTTTGACGAGTGCGCTTATATAATTACCTGTTTCTAGTCCCATAACCTATTCCTCAAAAGTATCCAGAAGTGTTCATTACGCGCATCTCTGAACCCGAATGCCTGTCCTTGTCGTCTTGTTCCTGAAGATCGTTGATGACCTGACGCATTCCTCTTTCCCACAGTGCTACTCTCTGATCGTTCATCAGGAATGGTTCAGCCTGGAGAAGAGTGCCGTAGAGGTAGAGGTCCGGTGCGTTTAGGATAATCCAGTTGGTTGTTGCGGCATCGCTGAGCGCATCGAATGCTTTGTAGTACGTCATGTCGTAGGTGTACGCCCCATCCGGTGTTGGGCCGAAGAGGAGATTGTCACCTACTATCGTATAACTGTTGGGCTTCGCTGAAGTGCTTCCTGACCGTATCCGATACATTATCTCTGGGGTAATGTAGGATAGAGAGACCACAGGACTTGTCGTCAGGTGTATCTCTCGCATCTGAAGGTAGCCGGTAGGAAGCGCATCTGTCTTCGTACCACCGACAGTCGTATCCGATACGGTAGTCTCCATAGCACGAATACGCAACACTCTATTGAATGTTGCTTCGCACAGAGCTATAAACTCTGGGATTCTATCTGTCAGGTCGTCTCTGTCAAGCCAGTTGGCTACGGCTGTCTGGAGCGTACCGTAAGTGTTGATTGCCATTATCTACGAGATAAGAAGTAGATATGTTGATTCAGGATGGAATAATCCTCCTGAGTATAACCTGCTTGTCCTGGTCTGTATAGCCACATAACTATATCCTCGTTGGTGTCGTCCTGAAGTATTTGTTGTCAGGATCGTTGAGATATTTCTTCAATACCTTCGGGTCTTTCTGTAGTTCACCGTTTGTTTCCTTCATCCAGTTTTCCCACACGTTGAATGGGATGGACGCTACCCGCATACCACTGTACTGCTTTCCTGGTGTTAGGGTAGAACCGTAGGAGTTCAAGTCAATCTTGTTCTCCTCTATATTAGGTTGGACATCCTGTATAGTATTAGCTGTGAAGGTGCCATCTGGTTCCGCATGGAATCTGGTCGGCCTGAAGGAGTCCCAGTTCATGACGGTAGTGATCCTCGATCTTTCATAAGCTCCATAGCCTCCTTAAGAACATTGTCCTGATGCTTTTCAGAGTCAAACTTACGCTCTTTGGGAGCGGCCTTTGGTTTGAGAGCTTTTTTCAAATCTTTCTTTGTTGTCATATTGTTTCCTTAAAAGGTAGGGTGGCCGAAGCCACCCACCCTATACAACTAATTAGGCATCTTTCACGCCAATGACTGAGCCTGAAGACTCGCCATTCTTTGCGCGGAGACCGTACTCAGCAAGCATCATCTGCTTTACTGCGTCACCGGTCTTTGCCAGATTCACCGTCTGGAAAGGACGGAGGTAAGAGACGACCAGTAGTCCCAGTCCATGACATATAACTGGTTACCGAGACAGAAACGATCAGGCACAAACTTGAAGGTTCCAAAGTCTGTCACAACACGTCAACTGCGTTGATTGCATGAGCAGGCTTATCGCCTTTGGTCTCTGTCGTGAGGTCGGCCAAG